GAAGCGTATTGCGCAGACCAACATGCGTACTTTTTTGGAAGAGAACCCCGGCCTCGTACCACCCGGCTTGAACTCGATGACCGAGTACAACGTATCAGTTAGGAAACCAACCAAATGACCAAGAAGACAGCACCCTTGGACCTTCACGAAGCGCTTTCGCAAGTGCCCGCAGAAGATATGCCGATCGACCGCTGGGCACGCTCAGACGTGCTTGAGAAAGCCATCACGTTTCACAAGAACAACGGCGGTATGTCCCAGCCCCAGCAAGTTGTCGCCACCGCGACAGTATTTTTAGACTTTATTTCAGGAGAAAGCAAATGACCAACGTAGCAGTTTTTAACCCCGCAGCCGTACCCGCCTTCGTCAAGGCACGCGGTGAATTGTCCGCAGTAGCTAAAGCCCTCGCCGGTGGCGCAGGTGGTGGCGGCAAGCGCATCTCAATCAAGGGCGGCGTGTTCCGTCTGGTGGCTGGCGGCAAAGAAGTCACAGCGATTGACGAGCGCTACCTAGACGTGGTAGTCGTGAACTCGGCCCCTAAAGTCAGCCGTGTGTTCTACATGGCCAAGTACGAAGCCGACAAAGCCGTAGCCCCTGAGTGCTGGTCACAAGACGGCGATAAGCCATCATCAGAAGTTGAGACACCCCAAGCTACGACCTGCGTCGAGTGCCCACAAAACATCGCTGGTTCAGGCAACGGTAACAGCCGCGCATGCCGCTACCAACAACGTCTTGCTGTGGTCTTGGCCAATGACATGGAAGGCGACGTGCTCCAGTTGACCCTGCCAGCTACGTCAATCTTCGGTAAAGAAGAAGGCGACAACCGTCCCCTGCAAGCCTACGCTCGCTGGTTGGTGGCACAGAACATCGACCCCACCGAAGTCGTGACCCGTATGCGCTTTGACACCAAGTCCGAGTCACCCAAGCTGTTCTTCAAGACCATGCGCTACCTGACCGACGACGAGTACCCAGTGTGCACAGCAAAGGGTGCATCCGTTGAAGCCAAGCAAGCTGTTACCATGTCAGTCCCCAAGACAGACAAAGTCGCCGAGGTGACAAACCCAGTGCAGGGCACAAAACCCAAGGCCGCAGCTAAGCCAATGGGCGAGATGATGGACGAAGAAGAGGACGCAGCAATTGCGGCGGAGCGAGCCAAGGCCACCAAGGCCAAGGCAAAAGCCAAAGCAGCCCCTGTTGTTGAAGACGACGAGCCAGTGGTCCGCAAGGAAGAAAAGAAGCCAAGCGCTGTCCCCACCCAGAAGGCCAACTTGGCCGACATGGTGGATGATTGGGACGCTGAGTAAGAAAGGCGGGGCTTCGGCCCCCTCAATATGGCCTACTCAGAACAAATCATAAACACGGTCAAGCATGCGCCGAAGACGCTGGGCAACCAGCTCGGGCGCTGGGCTGTGCATCTGGACTTCCCAGTAACCAAGATTGCCAAGGCAACGGGCGCATCGCGTCAGTCGGTCTACAACTGGTTTGCTGGCGGCGAAGTCTTCGTGGCGTATCGACCTGTGGTCGAGGCGCTCCTCACAATTTTGAAGTCATCATCAACAGCGGATGACGCATGGAGAAAAATATGCAAGCAATTCAACCTTCCAACCTGACAGACGAAGAAATCCTGCGCCAAGTTTATTTAATCGGCCCCGAGGGATTGCCTAAAGAATGGGTCGAGGAGTTGTGCGCACGCTTGGCTGCTCGAATTGACGAGATCGCAGAGCTGGACCGCGAAAGTATTTACCACGAAGGTTTCACCGACGGCTTTGAGCAGGGCGTAAGCCACGCAAACGACGACTTTCAATAAAACCAAGGACAGTTATGACACCCGCTGAGTTTTTAGCGGTGGTTTTGCCGTCTTCTGGTTTAGGCCAGTACTGTGCGGTGGAACTCACAAAAAGAAAAGAGCATTTTTATGCGGAGACAATCGACGACCTTATCCCGAAGATAGACGCTTGGCATGCGGCCAAGTGCGATGTGTTCTTTGCCTTGGCTACCTTCGACGAGAAGCGCGGCGCAGAGCAAGCGCAGTATGTCCGTTCGTTCTTTATCGACATGGATGGCTACGCCTCAAAGAAAGCTGCGGCTAATGCGCTGACGGACTTCTTGGCTGAGACGGGTTTGATTGCGCTGGGCAATCCTTGGGTGGTGGACTCTGGCGGTGGCTTGCACGCTTACTGGCCACTGCGCGAAGAAATCCCTGTGGCTATTTGGAAACCTGTTGCAGAGAACCTCAAGCGTCTGTGCAAGCAGTGCAATTTCAATATAGACATGACGGTAACGGCTGACGCAGCCCGTATCTTGCGGGTGCCCGGCACGACCAACTACAAGAAGAAGTACACGACGCCGCGCCCTGTGCGCATAGTGCAGGAGGGTGACCTGTTCGATCTGGACACCTTCTCCACCGTGGTGTACGAGCACGTCGAGGAAATCTTCACTCCCAAACCTGTTGCTGAGCAGATCGACGGCGTGCGCCCCAAGCGTGACCCAAACGCCGCCCAAGTCAAACTCATGGAGAACAGCGTCACGTTGTTCGAGAAGATAAAGCCCCAGTGCGCACAGGTGCAGGACTACATCGCGACAGCGCAGGATGACGGTAAGGAACCGATCTGGCGCGGGATTCTTTCGTGGACGCAGAAGTGCGAAGACGGTATGGCGCATGCCATTGAGTTGAGCGACATGCACCCGTACCCGATGGCGCGTATGCAGCAGAAGCTGGCCGAGATCAAAGGCCCATATGCGTGTGCCAAGATGGACAGCGAGAACCCCGGCATCTGCACGAAGTGCCCACACTTCAACAAGATCACCAACCCGTTGGTGCTCGGTAGGCAGGTACTGACGGACAACACGGAGAAAGAAATCCCCCTGACTCCTGCCCCAGCGCCCAAGATGGTGGACTTCGAGGTGAGCGCCGAGGATGAGGACTTCGAGCACGAGTTCGATGAGGACTTCGAAGACATTGACGTCAAGGACACAGCCCCCACAATTACGCGCCCCGCACCACCTCGCGGGTACAGCTACGGCAGAAACGGCGGTGTCTACAAGACGGTGTCGGACGAAGACGCCGAGGGGAAAAAGATTACCAAAGAGGTTCAGATTCTTGGCTACGACTTGTTTGTCGTTGACCTACTCAAGCAGGAGGCCGACCACTTGGTGCACATGGCCGCTGTACGTCCCGAAGGCGTAATAACCCTGAACTTCCCCCAGCGCTCCATCGTGAGCAAGGACGAGACATTGAAGTGGCTGGCCAGCCAGAACATTGTGGCTGGCGGCATGCACCAGAAAAACCTGTACGACTACGTGCTGGCCTGTGTGGAGCAAGCATCCATGGAGAAAAAGGCTATCGTGGTTCCGTTCCAGTGCGGCTGGCAGGAAGATATGTCGTTTGTTTACAACAACCGCGTGTTTACGAAGGACGGGCGCGAGACACGTATACCCATGCCGGGCTTGGAGAACATCAACCGCAACACCAACGGCAAGGGAACAGTCACGGAGTGGGCCAAAGTTTGGGAAGTCTTCAAAGCCAAAAAGATGCACACCATGCTGGCGTTCTGCGCAGACTCGTTCGGGTCATCGCTCATGAAGTTCACCGAGTACGAGGGCTTCATGTGGCACATCGGCTCACGCCAGTCAGGTACAGGTAAGTCTTTGACGCTCAGCGCCAAGGCTGGCGTATGGGGTCACCCCGTAAGGTATAGGACAGGTAAGAGCACATCTCCAGTAGCCATGCAACAGCGTGCGGGTTTGCTCAACAGCATGCCCCTGCTCATTGACGAGATCACCAGCCGTAGCCGTGCGGACATGGAGTGGGCACCAACTTTTATCTTTGACTACGCCGAGGGGCAGGGCAAAGAGCGTATGGAGTCAGGCTCCAACAAAGAGCGTATTAACAACAGTACGTGGGCGGCTACGGGCACGATGACCTCAAACGTGATGCTGCTGGACTACATGGCAGGTGCGCGTACCTTCAGCTCGAACGGCGAGTTGATGCGTATGTTGGAGTGGAACCCGACCGAAGAACTCAAGTGGTCTGCGGAGGAGCGCAGCATCCTCAAGGGGTTGAAGCAGAACTACGGCGTTGCGGGCGAGGCATGGGTGCGCTGGTTGACAAAGAACCAAGACACCGCCAAGCGTTTGCTCCACAAGGTAGACGAGCGCCTCAAAGACAAGATGAAGTTCACGGACTTGGAGCGTTACTGGCACGCTGGCTGCACCACCACGGTGACAGCGGCTATCTTGCTGGGACCGAAGTATGCCAACCTAATCGAGATGCCTGTCGAGGGAATCATCGAGGCGTTGCAGGCACTGGTCGACAAGGCACGCGCTAAGTTCAAGAGCAACATCCGTACAGCCGAGGACGTGCTCAACACCTACACCGGCAACAACTACGGCGGCTTCGTCATCATCAAGAAGAACGAGGAGAAGCGTGTGTTGGCCGCGTGGGGCAGTGGTGAGACGGTCGACAAGTCGATCACCCGTAACAAGGTGCTGGGCCGTGTCGAGCACGAGTTGCTGACGCCGGGCTACGTGGACTACTTCATCGAGGAGCAACTGCTCAAGCAACACTGCGTCGCTATGAGTTATGGTTATGACGACTTCAAAGAACAGCTCGGTTTGTTATTTACCGTGCACTACATCAAGAAGGATATGCTCTCGCGCACCAACGGCCCGAGCATGCGTGTCAACGTGATGCACATAAGCTGCAAGCAGGAGATTGTCGATGGCTCTACGTTATCCGTTGGCCAACCTAAAGCCGGGTGAGAGCTTCTTTGTAGCGGGTCTTGATCTAGAAGGAATAAGGGAGCGCGGCTTACTCGCTGCGCTCCCCTACCGGTACAAGATGCAAGCTACCTTCGGCGTTCAGAACGGCCTTATTGGCGTGAGATTTCGTCGGCTGTCTGGCGGATTGTCAAGGCTAAGGTCTTCTTCATCTGCTTGATCTCGTCGATGAGCACACGCTTCTCGGCGGGTGGCATGTCCATAGCCTGAACGGCACGCTCGTACTGGGTCAGCTCTTTCATCTGCGAAGTGAAGAAGTCGCCCACCTCACCAACAGCGTACTCGTTGCCAGTCTTCTGCAACAACTCGTTGGCATCCGCCTGACGGCCATCTTGGAATAGCTTGTCGACGGTGCGCTGCACCTTCATGGCGTCCTCGAATCGGTCGTACGTAGCGTTGACAATACCGCCCGCGTCGTTGGGTTGGAAAATCCCGCCGATGACAGGTATGTCCGACAGACGTTTGGTGGCTTGCTCTGGGGTGTTGCCCTTGGGGATACCCAGACTGACCGCTTGCAAGAACGCCAGACCCATCGCTCCGGTGTAGCCGTTGACCAACTGCTCCAGAATGATTGGCGATGTACCTGTGATGCGGCCAGCCATCTTGGCGGCTTCGGATGTGTTGGTGCGGAACTGCTCCGCAGGTATCAACCC